CATTAATTTTGGTTTAATGTATGCCATTTATTATCCTCTTGCGTAACACATGTCTTGTTCCCAGTTAACCTCACTACCAGAACCAGATCCAGAAGAATTAAAACCGGGAATAACAGTTGGTGGTGACATCAAGACAAGATTGTCACCTTCATCAACAATAATCTCAGGTCTTTGATCAATTTTCCTTCCGGTATATTTACTCAAATGTTTCATTAACTCTGAAGATTTTTGTGTTCTTTGTTTTTCATCTTCAACACCATTAATCATATTGTAGAAAGAAACTCCACCAAACAATTCCACAGAATCTTTATCAATCACGTATTCACCTTTGTGCAATAATCTAAGACCTCCAGTTAAAGTTGGTCCACCTGACTGTCTAGATCCAGTAAAAGGAGATTCTTTGCTATACCTTGACAGTGGATTAAATCTAGAAAGAACTGCTGCTTTACTTTGTCCTGTATCTCTTGGATTTGTTGATACTTCCCAGTGCAAGTGAGGACCAGAGGATCTACCAGTGCTACCAAGAACACCAAGAACGGTTCCTGCGGAAACAGTTTGACCAGGTTTAACAAAGGCAGGTTTGTCCATGTGAGCATAAAAATGGGCAACCCCAAAAGAATCAATCCAGTTCACATAATTTCCATATCCACTATCATATCCAGTAGCTTCTACTTTACCTGAAGTAAATGCCTTTAAGTACTCACCAATATTACCAGAGATGTCAACACCCATGTGCATACCTGGAGACAAAGCGAAACCTCTCATTCCCATAGAAGAAGTAACAATATGCCCACCTGCAGGTTGTTTTACTGGAGGTGGTAAAGTTCCGGGATTTCCACTAGGAGTTTCTGGATCACAAATACAATCACTAACACTAGCAGCAGGAGCTCCTGGAGCAATCTTTGCAGTTGTCGCACCACCTCCCGCTTTAATCTGTGCAAGGCGTGTCATAAAAGCAGGTCTAGACATATGTGCTTTATTTCTTCCTGCATATTGATCAGGATAAGTTCCACCACTACTATGAGGAAGACCTCTCCATGTTGCAGAAAGTCTATTGCCAAACTCCTCATCACTCATCTGACCATTTCTCCATCTAGCAAATCCATGCCCAGAATAAAGCATTTTTAATGCAGTTTTGTCCTGCAATTCTGGAGTAAACTTATCACTTCCCTTTCCACCAGCAGCAATGACACGCTCCTTGAGATACTGTGGCATTTGCTGATATCTACCAATGGCACCATTAGCATTTGCAACTAACCAATCAACAGTCATCTGAGTTGGTTTGCCTGCAGTAGCGCCTCTAGAAACATTCATAGTATCATAATCTTTTGCTTCTACAGATGATATCAAATCTAGAATTGCTTTATCTACAGAATCTCCAGAAACAGCAAAACCAGATCCACCATCAGTATCACAAGCAACTTCGCAAGGATCAGATTCGCTACCAGTTGCAGGACCAGGTAGAGGATATAAACCTATTTGAGTTCTGAGTAAGTTTTGAATTTCTCCCATTTTATTTCTGAGAGATTTTGTCACTTCACCACTAACTACAGAACTCAAAGTTTCACTATCTATTGTAGAATTTATTTTTTGATATACAAGAAGATTTTCTTCATACATACCAGTATTCAAAAAAGAAGTTAATGAATCGCTGGCACTTCTATAATCTTTATTTGTAATCACATCTCCCAATAAAGCTTTTGTTGTCAGTGACATCAAAGGTCCTATAGAACCCATATAAGAAGACATGTTATTATATGCAGAAGTAACATAACCATACTGGTCCATTACTTCACCTCCACCGACAGGAAAAACTTTTTTAATTGCCAACTCACCACCAACAGCAGATCCCGGTTTTAATGTGCCAGGTGCTTCATTGATAGTTCTTGGAATAGTTGGTTTCTTTTTCTCTTTTTCATCTCCAGTATATCCACCACCAGCAAACTTCTTAACGACCAGTCCACCGTTGTAGTAACCCATATCCTTTGCAGCCTTTTCTCCATAAAGACTTCCAAAAGATCCAGGTGTTTGCAATTTATTAGATACGCCAGACATTCCAACAAAATTAAATAAAGGAGATAAGACAGAGAAGTGTTCACGTATTCCATCTCTTATCCTTGCATCAAACTTTCCAAGATTTTTATTTTGTTGATCTAGTCCTTTCTTATCATCATTTAATTTCATAAAGGCAGCACGGATCAATTCAATACCATACCTAAATGGTGCTCCAATAACATCAAATAAAACACCAGTTCCGTTTAATATCCATATAGCAGGACCCAATATTCCCTGCATCCATCCAAAAAATCCCTTCTTTAAAAATCTTGTGATAGGATTTTTATCTTGAGATGCTTCGTTAATTTTCCCAGCAATCCACCCCTGAAGACCTTTGCCAAGTTTTTTAACTTGAAATGCACCCTCTCCGATAGCAGAAGCAAGAAGGCCTGCACCTAATACAATTCCTGCTGCTTTTGCTGGAGCAAGTGCTACCCTTAGTCCTTGTTTGGCAACCTGCTTTTTTGCTTCATTCTTCAAAGTATCTGTTATTGTTTCGACTCCAGCATTTATAGCCTGAGATGCTGGACCAGCGCCTCTACCAACTCCACCAAAATCAGAAAATATCATACCAGCAATCATAACAGAATTCAAAAGAGAACCTGTTTGATCGCTCAGTTTATCAAAGGCATTAATTGCTTTCTCTCCACCAATATTACGAATTAATTTTTTTGCATGATCATATGCTTGATAACCTTTATCAACAAAGGTCACTAAACCATTCAAAAGTTTACCACTCATCTCTATAATAAAATCTCCAACTCGAAGTATGGTTGATAATACTCCTTTAAGTTGAGGTAGATATTTTAAAAGACGTAGTGCTATAAAACCTAAGAGTAAATTTACAATAAACTTTTTAAGTGATTCCAAAAAACCAAGTTTTCTACCTACAGAACGAATTGGTTTTCCTAGAAAATTCAGTTTTCTTTCAAGCAATCTCTCATAATCAATAAACCTTTCTCTCTCTGCATTTTTTCTTTTATTGTCAGATCTTTTCTTCTGTGTTACAAGAGAAGATTTTATCAGTTTCTCCTTTGCAATAAACTGTTTCTTTATAGATTTAAATGTTCCAGTTAAAGGAGATGTTAACTGTGCCATTACTTAATACCGTAAATATTCTTTTCTTTTCTTGAAGACTTACCACTGGTACTAAATTGGGGGATTGATGGTTTCGCACCACCACCTCTTCTTCCACCCATACCACCACCGGCAACTTTTGATTTGGAGGAAACAATCTTTGGTTCTGGTTTTGGTGTTGGTCCTATGTTTGGTTTATTTGGGGAGGATTTTGCTATTCTAGCTTGTCTGGCAGCAACAGCAGCATTATAATCTTTATAATACTTACCATCAGAAGATGAATAATACTTACCAATAGATTCTGCACCTGCCTGTTTAATTCTTGCTTCTGATGCTTTTTGTTGAGCATCTAAGTTTTGCTGTGCTCCAGCACCACCAAATACACGTTGTCCAAGTCTACCAAGTTGGCCCATAAGACCGCCTCTAGATCTAAACTCAGCACCTCTTGCTTTAGATTCGGCATCAAATCGAACTCCTCTGGAAGATCTATTTGCTCCAGCATAACTTAATTTATCAAGTCCTTGCTGAGATGCAAGAGAAGTTAACCTGGCCTTTCTAGCATCCTTGGCTTCATCATAACTGCCATATGTTTTTTGATCGGATGATGAGTAATACTTACCTTTCGATGCAGCATATTCCTGTCTTGCTGACATACTAGGTCCACCAAACATTCCTCCAGCAGAAAATGGATTTACATAAGGACGAGAACCTTGAATTCTCGACGCTCTTTCATGAGCAGCATCTCTTGCTCCAGCAAACCTTGACTTATAAGGAGTATATTCAACTATAGGTTTTGTTGGAGTTGGTTTTGATTTTTGATTAACATCAACCTTAAGACTATCAATAGTCAATTTACCATCCCAAGCGTCCTGATATCGTGGGTCATCTGGATTGTTTATGATCTTTACATATTCTGCTCTTGCTTTCTTCCTCGATTCCCTTTCAGCCTCTCTCTTTGGATCTATTGTTGGTGCCTGAACTTTTATGTTTGGATTAATATTAGGACTTATAGAAATTTTTGGTGTCGGAGATTTTTGTGGTTGAATGTTTATACTTTGATTTATAGATTGCGACTTAATTTTATCCAAAGCATTTTTGTATCTCAAATTACGAACATAGTCACTTTGAATATATCTACCGCCTGTTGCTTCTCTTACATTTTGGTTTATCATTTGATATTGACGTGCTGCTTCTGCTGCTGCAGCTTCTTGTGCTTTATAATCAGAACCCATACCGCCAATTAATCCACCACCTGCAGCATAAACTCTTTGATTAACTATGCGAGGACGATTAGTTCCACCGCCAGCAGAGTTCATGGCCTCCAGTGTGTTCACACCAAACTTCTGAACGGCACCACGAGACATAACAAACTCACCATCAGTGAGCATTGCAGGAACCTTATCAATACCCTTAGGTCCAGAAACAACACCCCTGACACCTGCCATCAAATTTGCTAGTCCACCAGATCCAAAGAAAGATACAAATGGATTAAACTTTGAGGATAAACCAGAAGTAGAATTTGAGAATAGATCTTTTAGATTTGCAAGTCCACCAGTCTTGGCACCTAAAGCAGGAACAGAAGGTGCATCAGGAACACTTAGTTGGGGTGGTTCAGCACCACCACCCATAGCACTATTAATTGCTATGCCAGTTCCAATCGTAGCAGCAGTACCAATACCAAGTTTTAATAATGCACCTTTCCATCCACCCAATCTACCACCACCTGCAAATGCAGCTGCCGCACCTTTAAGTCCTTTGCCAGTTGCAATTGCCTTTGCAAGTCTAGCAGCAATAACAGTTAATCTGGCTACGGCACCTACTGCAACGCCAGCAACTTTTCGAACTATTCTACCAAACCCAGTTCCAAATAAAATATATCCAGCGACAAGAGAAGGCCACCAATCTCGCAAGAACCGCATAATAGATCGGATCTTACTCTGATTATTTGGATCAGCAAACCAATTCATTAACTGAATAAGTGCTCTACCCAAAAATAGAGTTACAAAAAATTGTATAATCTGCCCAAGAATATTTTGAACAGGTGCAACTACAGACTGAGCAACAGACTTAACTGCATTAAAAGAATTCTCTAAACCTAATTCTATTCCCTTTCTTCGACTTCTTTCCTGACTTTTTCTCTCTTGTTCAGTCTCTCTTTGAGTTTGAGTATTCTGCTGAGACAAGAGTTGAATGATGTTAGTCAGAGATTTTGATATACTCTGAAGTGCAGCAGTATCCGCAGGAGCAGCAACTAACTGTTGTTGGGGAGCAACCGCAGCAGATTGAACTGTGGTTCTCTTCCCCATTAGGCTCTGTGGATTTACTGGTGCCATAAAACCTTATCCAATAAACTGCTGAGAGTTTTGCTGTTGTTTCAGATTTTCTTCTTCAAGATGTTGTTGTAATAATCCTACATAGATATCCCTTTCCCAAGGTATCATATTTTCAATCTCCCATAAAGAATATTTATGGTACTGTATCAAAGCAAAGTTTAATCTGAAATAACTTTCAAGGTCCATGTGGACCATCGCTACGCGAAAAAAGACGCTAATCCCTCAAGAACAACTTCGCTTTCAACTTTTGTTTTTGGATTCGTAACCATAATTTTATGAGAAAGTCTTGGCATCGTCTCAAAGAACTTCTCAATTTCTTTGAACTGTGATGAGTTCATTTGATCAAGAAACTCAGTTAGTTCTTTTTTAGTTACATCAGATGTGGACCAGACTTCTTCTTCAGTATAAATTTTATCAATACATGAAGCAATCAAATCAAAAGATTGCTCCATAGCATTTTCATTTTTAAAATCAAAGTTTGTCTTGATAAACTGCTCTAGTGATGGATATTTCATCTCCATCATGATAGAATTATCCACTTTAATTTTATTAGTATGTTCTTCATTCTTTTGAACTTTGATTTCATCTAAATCAATGCTGACAAGAACATTTGTTTCATTATCATCTGGGCAAATGATATTGACTTCTACTTCTTCACCTACAGATTTACCTCTGATATTCAAAAACAAATATTCAATATCAAAGGTAGGTAAGTTCTCTACTTTGATATCTTTTGCAAGAATACAATTTTTAATAACTGATTTAATAGCATTAGTAATTTGCTTATTATCTTCGCTTTCTAATGCAATAACCAGTAGTTTTTCTTCTTTTACTAGAAACGGTCTGTAACGAATTGTCTGTCCAGTTGAAGGCAATTCAAGTTCATACGTTGGTGTATTAATCTTGGGTAATGGCATAATAACCTATAGAAAGTTTCAGGTGTGATTATTTAGAAAAGTTGTAGGGGACTTACTGACGAATTACTATATGAGACAGAGTTTCCAGATGCATTTGCAACAGACAAAGAAGATCCTCCAACCAAAGCTCCAGACCCAGAAAGACTGGTAGCAACTGCATCACTATCAGCAACTTTATCGGTTCCAAACTGTGCGTTTTGAAGTGCTTGTTGCTCTGGAGTTAAATTACTATCACCAGAAGATCCTCCAGGTGGTGCAACGTCGGGTAGCATAATATACCTAATATACTTAAAGGAAACAGTACACTTCAATAATGATGATGCATCATATGAAACTGGCATAGAAGCGATCTGAAATGGATATACATTTATAAATTTGTAAGTAAGATTTCTTCCAGTGTATGATCTTTCAAATTTAGTGATTGAAAGACCATCTTTAAGCATGTAATCTTCCGGGTAATTCATTCTATAGTAATAATTAGGTGAT